ACCACGTTGAGTTAAGTAATCTTCTGTCTTGAGTTGGCCTATTTGCTGTTCTTGGAACTGCTGCTTAGAACGCATCATCTCATTACGCAACAAGAATGCCGCTTCTTGGTCACCAGATTGCAAAGCGGCATTGATTGCTGTCACAAAAGAATCTGGATTGCTTGGATCAATCATGCCAAGCAACTGCTGACGCTGAGTAATCAACTTTAATTGTGGGTCAACACCACCCAAAGCACCACCAATACCTTGACCTAACTGATAACCAGCTTGTTGATAACCAACACTAGCTTGTTGCAGTGGAGTAAGTAAAGCATTTTGTCTAAACCTTTCTTGCATAGCTGCGTTTTGTGCAGTCTGATACTGGTCAGGAGTTTGAAATAATCCCATTATGTCGCTTGCCATTTTTATTACCCCCAAACAGATTGTTGAACAGGAACATATTGACCTGTTGTCGGATTGAATGTGTATGTATTTTGTTTAGGTTGTTGTTGGACACCAAACAAACTATTCAAGCCACTTGCGACAACTGGACTATTTGACAAGCCACTCAATACATTTCCACTTGCACTAAACGCATTGCTTGGATACATGGTGCTTGCAGCACTGATAATGCCACCTGAAAGAAGTTTTCCTGCATCAGCAGAGGCAGCAGTAGTCCTGCCACCAATATTGATACCAAGATTTAATGGTTGCTGTGCAAGATTCTCTAATCCTGTGGATGTATCCATTGCTGTGGTGAATGGAGCATAAGCACCTGTCTGACCAGTGTAATAGGCATTCTGCAAGTTAGCACCTTGAGTCATCAAACCACCGCCATAAGTAATGCGGTTTCTAGCCTCTGTATCTGCATTTGCTGCCAACCCTAAATTGCTTTGTGCAATAGAGTTATAGTAAGCAGCCATCTCAGGGCTTGTAGCCATCAGGTTACCACCTTGAGCCGTAGCCGCACCAGTTCTACCTTGTTGGAACAACTTGTTTTGCAACAATGCCAACTGATTTTCTTGAGTAGGTGCAAGCAAAGCCTGTTGCTTAGTAATGTATTCTTGTGCCGCCTGCTCTGGTGACTTAGAAAGATATTGCTGACCAAGACTAAACAAACTTTGTGCGCCTGTTGTTAATGGAGCATAGGCAGTTGGTGCTTGTTCAGCTTGAGTCAATCCTTGAGAAGCAAGAGTTCTTAGTCTGTCTTGATAACCTGTGATTTCAGGACTAGCAGCGTATCCTGCACCAGTTACGTTTCCTTGTGCATCAGTTGTAAAAGCTGATTGACCATATCTAGTTGTTACACCAACAGGTCTAAACCTAGCCGCGTCAGCAGCTATTTGAGCCGCACGAATTTGAGCATCAGCCGCAGTTTGTGCCGCTTGTTGAGCCTGAGCCGCAGTTTGATTAGCACCAGCACTGCTTAACAATGACTGAACACCAGCAACACCAAGTTTCCCAAGAGTGTCTGTACTCAAGCCAGTAAAGTTTGAAATAGACGACAGAACGCTAGGAATCAAACCTTGTGACGCAACAGCAGAAGACAAAGCTGCTGCCCCACCTGCGCCAGCACCTGCGGGTAATGCGCTACCCATCAAACCATTAGTAGCACTTCCAGCCGCACCAGCCGCTGCACCTCCACCAAATAGTCCAGATGCCGTACTATCTACGAAAGTGCCAAATCCTCCTACATTGCCTAGATAAGCACCTCCCACTGCAGCAACAGTTCCCCAACCCCCAGGAATTCCTGTTTTTACGCCAGTATCAATTGCTTTCGCAACATCACTTATAGCACCGCCAATATTGCCAGTAACAACCTTAGAAACAGTGTTACCAACAAACTTAACGGCATTGCCAATTGCAGAAAATAAACTCATGTCTTACCCCTTAAATTGTGGCTGACCAAGCATAATCAGGAATGTCTGAGTTTTCTACTTGAATGCCAAGTTGACTAAGAGCATCTATCAACTCTTGGTTTTCTTTCTCGCCATAAATCTTCGCAATACCAGACTGTTTAAGCTGTTGAATAACGCTTTGGATAGAAGTCAATAATGTTTGTGGATCATCAGCAGTAAACAAATGAATGCCGCTAACGCCTTTGTCTAATCTCTGAAGAACAAATACTGAGTCATTCTTTTTAACAATTTGTCCGTCAGGAGTGTCCATAATTTTCTTAACCTCAGTCAAAGCTGCTTGAGGGTCAAGACCTATCTGTTGGGCGTATTGGCTGATGATTTCTGAAGCATTCATTATTTATTCTCCTCCGCTGGTAGTGGTGTGTTGCCCTCTGCAAGCCACTTGACATACTCTTCAGCAGTCACCAAGCAAGACTCTTGTTTGCCATCAGGCCATGTGCGCATAACAGCATCAGCCTCAGTCTGACCGAGGCGATAATAGAGTTTCCAAGTTGGCTCGTTCATAGTTCCATCCCTGTTGCAGTAATTTGTGCGCTTGTTCCAATTAAACTTGTTGAATATCCCTGAACTAAATTGGCAGTTGTTAGTGTTGCATTTAATTGAATAGACGTATTAGATGAATTGTTATACGCTAAACTTGTCAAAACGCTGCCTCCAGCCGCTGCCGTATAAACACTAAAAGTCCCACTGGTTGATATTCCTGTAGCAGGTACTCTAGGCGTGACTGGATATGTTAAATATGTAAGTGCTTGTCCTGAGCCAATTGCTTGTCCTGCTCCACTTCCAATTGGTATATTTGAACCTACTGCTGTCCATACAGCGCAATACCTCTGACACAAAGCCAACTCAGTCCCATAAGGTCTGTAATCAAAGCTAGTTGCTGTTGAGCCTTTTTCCAACTGTACGCCTGTGATGTAGAAAGTAGCGCCGTTTGTACCGACTACTGAGACAGAACCCGTAGCAGACAAGTAATTTGAGCCAGCCCATGCACTAGCAGTTCCAGTGTATGTTGTGCCGCAACCAAGGCTAAATCCTACATAAACACCAACACCATTAGTTGCTCCTATCCAAGTACCAGATGTATCACCCGCAATAGTTACAGAAACCGCAGTCCATGTATTAGCAACAGGTATTGAATAAGTAAATGGGTAAGAACGGCTTGTTGCTGAGTTTCGTAAAGCGCCAGCAAAAGTTCCAGTCAAACTTGAATAAACTTGAAATGATAAAGTTATAGTTTTAGCATTTGCTGTACCCCATGCCATATCAGAAAAATTAAATCCTTCTATGGCTTGGTCAATCCAATAAGCATCGCCAGCAGCTACTGCATACGCAGAAGATGATGTAACTCCTAAATAATTGCTAAATCCTACAGCTGGAGTTACAGAACCAGCATTTTGTTGAGCAGTTAATTTACCAGTTGTTGTTTGATTTACACGAAATCTATCTAATGTATATCCATTGGGTGTTGCAATAGAAGCCCCCGCATTCCTCTGGTCAATGACCATCGCACCATTGATGATGCGGTTCTTGAAACCTGTGTATTGAACTCCTGTGCAATTTGTCAAAACACCACTTGCAGGAGTTCCTAAAGCTGGCGTTACTAATGTTGGGCTAGTGTCTAAGACCATCTTGCCTGTACCAGTTACTGCGGCAGATAGTGTTGTTCCTGCATATGACAATATTGGAATTGTCACAGTACCTGTAAAAGTAGGTGATGCAGTATCTGACTTTGAGTTGACAGCAGTTGCAATGTTGTCAAACTCAGTATTTATCTCAGTACCTTTGACAATCTTTAAAGGATCTCCAGAAGTAAGAGTATCCTTTGTTGCAAAATTGGTTGATTTTGTGTATACAGTCATTTTTTATTCCTTATGACAATTTGCCATGCTTAGATTGAATTTCAATTTTTTGTATGGATAACTGAGAACCATTAATATCCATCTCATATCCAGTTTGAACAATTTTTCCAGAGCCACTACCATTTGCAATAAGAGTTTGCAAAGCAACACCTTCAGAATAGTAAGCAACAATAGTTGCGTTTGATCCATATTCTGCTGTCCCATATTCAGAAACACCTTGTGCTGGAATTAAGACATTCTGAGACAAGTAATTTGTTAGAAAGTCATATCCCCACTTTATCGTTACATACTGGTTACTTCCACCAATAATCACAACAGAAATTTTCTTGATAATTGAGGTGATTGATTGACTTCCAAGATCAGTATGGTTTGTGTAATACGCTAATCTATAAGATGATGCATTATCTAAAAATCCAGAATATTTACCAACATAACCAGTTTTTCCAATCAACAAGTCACCATTTCTCTTAGACAGAAAAGACTTAGGAAGAATTGAGTCCCATGTTGTTGCTCGTAATGCGCCATCAGGCAAAGATGTTTTAGTGTCAAAACAATATACTTGTTGATTGATTGGCAATGTCAGTAAATAAAATGCTTCTTTTTCAGAATAAACAGATTTAAGATTAGCCAATGTTTCACTTGGAATCTTTTTATTCATTAAGTCATTACGAACATTTTTAGATAAATCACGTTCTGGCTGTGACTTCTCTTGAATTGTTCTCATTAAAGATCGAACACCACTGTTTGATAAGAAAATAACATCTGTACTTGTTGTTTGTATCGTATCTCTAGCAATACATCCAATGCTTTCAACAGTGTCATACAAAGTCATTGTTGAGGGAGTTGTAGCCCCCGTATAAATCAAAATTTGACGTTTGCCAAAAATATAAAGAAATCCATTGTGTGCTGCTAACCCAGTAATTTCATCAGCCCCATTGACCCATACATTATTGACATTCAGTGTTCCTGAAGTTCCTGTAGACCATACATGACCCGCAATCAAGTCACTAAAGTAAACAGTTGCATTGTTTGATGTTGTTGTGGCAGCCCACAAACGTCCATAAGCAGATATAACAATGTTTGCTGATGGGACAGTAGCCACATAGCCCGTCTTCTCAGAAACACGCCTATAAGTGCTTGTAGACACAGTAGGATCAAAAATTAATGGGTCATGACCAGTTTGAAAAAAATAAGTTATTGCATTGAGTGATGCACATTGCCAGTTGCTTGCTGTGATTGTGGGTGCTGATCCACCACCACCATAGGTCAACTCTGTTAAGGCATTTAATGCGTCCAAATAAAATAATTTATTATTTCCAGCAAGCAGGACAGTCAATGTTCCATCAGCTTGCACCAATTCATGCAATACACCAACATCATTTGCACCCAAGTTTCCTGTTGAGGAATTAAGTGCAGTCCAACCTTTGCGAGAACCAATACGACCATACTGGTCAATGATGCAATTTGACGCAATTAAAGCAAATCCAGCATTCAAATCAAGAGGCGAATCTTGAGTATTTAGCCCGTAAAATCCTGGGGCTGAGATGCTGTTAATTTCAAGTCCCGTTGCCATTACACCGCCTCAAACGAATCGTTTTCAGGGGAACGAGCCAACTCTAAAGCAATCAAGTCAGACATAGATGCCTTGAACAGTGCATAAGCCTCAGAACTACTCAATCCAC